CATTAGAATTTTTTCCCCCTTAATCTTTTTTCTCTCTTTTTACTTTCTTCCTCAGTAACTTTTTGTTCTTCTTCATACCTATCCATATATTCTTTGCTTCCACCAGGGCCGGTTGCTGGACGTGGTAAAAAACCAATTTTTTGGAGAAATTTAACTCCCCTTTTCTTACCATTCTTTTTAGCCATTAAAATGACTTCCCTTCCAAGTTTTCTTCTAATTGTTCCATTCTACTTTTACGTTTAAGTAATGCTTCTCCTGCTTTCCTTGCCATACCCTTACCAAGCATCTTGGGCATCATTTTTTTCATTTTCTTTTTCATTTCTTTCTTGTGTTCTGGTGTTCCATGTAGCATTATTCTCTACCCCCTATAATTCCCTGCTTCTTGATTACCTTCCATCATTCTTTCGCCTTCTACTTCTAGTCCTGCTCCCTCTGTCTGTTCTGGTGCAGGAGCAGCGACTTGTTGTTGCATCAATTTCTGCATAGCTTCAAAATCCTTTTGATGTTTCTCCATGTGCATTTGAGCTATTTCCACAATTTCGGGCATTTCTGATTTTAATAGTGCTTGGTGTATCTGTACGTGTTCCTCATGATTATCTCCCCTGCTAGTTGGCAACGGTTTGCCTAATGCCATAATCATATTTTCTGTATCAGGAGGCAATGTTCTTTCATCCTGCATACTGATGAATAGTTTATCTTCACCATCCATAGCAAGACCATCTGACCAATATTCTTTTAATAACCATTCAATATTTGGCAATTTCTGTTGTTGCATCATCAATTGTACCCACGGAGACATTGTATTTAAGAATTGTGCTATCTGTTGAGATTTAATATGTATATTTGTAGTTTGATTGGCCCCTCTCCAATAAAAATTATAATCTCCTGCTAGATTTGTAGGATCAATTGTTCTCCAATATTTAAGTCCCTTTCTACCAGTTACTCGAACAACATCTTTTTTATTTAAAAACTGTTGTATTCTGGAATATGCTTTTTTCAACCAAGGGGACATTACGGTATCTTCTAAATTCTCAACAACTTGTTGTACAGGCAAGGAATACTCTTGCTGTAATGCTTGAATATGCAATGCAGCTTTTCTTCCTGTCATTGGGATATTCTGTAAACCAGGATATTCTTCGATCATTGCTTTAACTTGAGCCATGATACTAAATCCGATACTGGCTACCTCTGGGGGTCTGATAATATCAGCAGCAGAAGGGTCGGCCAATGCCCACATAGCACCAGGAGCAAAAGCAATAGAAGCTATATTTACCACACGACCTGGATCATACTTAACAATAGGGTTAAGAGAATAATAATTGCTATCAAATGTCTGATTTGCTGTATCATTCAAATAATATTGTAATTTGGCTAATGGTTCGTAAAGACCAGATGAATAAATCTCATTCATCAATTCATTAATACGCCCAAGAACATATGGTTTTTCATTATCAAAATATTGGCATTTTCTTAATTCGATACAAATTCTGCTACTAATAGTAGTGATTACTGTTTCATGTTCATCTGGTTCTTCTTCTGTTCCCCAATTATAAAGACCATGATATTTGACAAGAGTTACTCTAGGAAAAGTTTTATCTAATTCATTTGCGTTGGTCAAACCGTCAGTGGCTAATCTTGCCTCCATTGACCAATTCCACTGGTCATCTAAATCCCCCGATGACATTTCTGAAGATTCTATATTAACATAAACACCTTTTTTCTTTTGAGATAATAACCAATTTTTAGTTTGTTTACTTAATGTAATGACACCATGAACTTCATCCATATCATTAGCTGTATGGGGCCACAAATATGTGGCAAAATTATCCTGTACATCAAATGTCGGATTGCGTTTCTTTACAATTTCCTTTACAGCTTCCTCAATAACAATATCTATTTCACCAGTTTCTTCATAATATTCATTTCCAGTTATGGGATCAACTCTTTTTTCTTTTGCTGGCACTCTCTTTTTTCTCAATCCTACAATCTTTTTAATATCTTCTTCCCATCCGCACTCGACTACCGCCCACCCAAACATAGCAAGTTGTCTTAAAAATCTATCAATTTTTTGCTTTAGTTTAACTCTCTTTTCTATTTGCCACTTCATGTAATCATAAATTACATCGGATTCATCATCCGTATCTTGATCTAAAGGTTCAACATCGAACACATCATCAGTAGGGAATAATGCTCTTTTAACTCTGGAAACAAATTGTTCGGCTGCTTTTCTTAGGACAGGAATATAAACTTGTGCTTCACCATTATAAAATCTAATATCATGTACTGTGCGATATATATTATAATATTCCAAATATTTAGAATTTAAAGATGATCTATACATCTCTAATTCGGAGAATACTTTTTTAAGAAAGTCTAGCGCATCAGCAGCCTTATCTGCATCAGCAGCATAATTTTTATTATCAATCATAAATTCTTGGCTAGATTCTTCTGCTTCATATTCTGCTGGCATTACATTCCCTTCCTTGCATTCATTCTTATATTTACTGAATTATAAGAATTGGGTTGTCTGGCATTAAGTTTTGTACCGGTATTCATTCTATCTCCCTTATTCGTATAAATATTCTGAAATTTATATCTTCGACAATCTTGAAGATGTTTGTAATAATCTTTTTCATTATTTTCTTTATCATCTTCGTCTTTCAAATCGCCTACAGGAGTTACTCCATCTCTGCCATAAACATATCCTGATAAAAACCCATCAATACTATTCACACAAGATGGGTGAATCTGATATGCTGGTCTATCACCAATCCACATTACCATTTTCTTCCTAATCATTTCATGCCCATCTTCAATATTAAAATTAGGACGACTAATAGGATATTGTTTAATAAAATCTAGTAAAATTTGTACAGAAGTTTTCTTATTTTTATCTGATTTCTGTTCTCCAGCATAATCACAATAGTCTATAAAGGTAGCATTAGGATATCTTATATTGCTTTCTGCAATAATTCTGGGCGCAAAATTCTCTAAAATTTCATCATTTCCTAATACTTCATAAAGATCATTCCATCTATCTTGATCGTCTATCTGATTCCAAGAACACGCTGGACGATGAAACCCAAAATCCCAGGAGCGTAATACAGGTTTTTCTTTTTGATACATCAACCCAGGATTAACGTGGCGGAGTTCACTAAAAGGCTCAAATATCCTTCTCTTTCCCGCTTCTAATTCAATCATTTCTTGTTCACGATTCCAGGCTTCTTCAGTATATCCCTTCCTAGCTTCTGCCTTCCAAATCTCGTTTTTATCAGGTCGTTTGCTATAATGAATTTTAATCAATTTCCCTTTTGGCTCTTGAAATACAGGATTATGTAACCAGTGTTTCCTAAAGTTGGCTCTACCTTTTGGCCATGTTGTTACAGCAACAAATTGTCCACCACCATCGACGGAAGGTTTAGAAGCACCAAATGTATCTTGTAACTGTTCTTGATACCCAAATTCATCAGAAAATATTACTGAAAACGTATACGATCTAATCTGATCTGGCCCTTGTGGAATGCCATATCCGTCAGAGTACATTTCAGGCACTTTAATTCTGGAATAACTAAATTCTGCCAATGGTTTCCATTTTGGGAGGTGATCATATATTACCTTCGCCCGTTGTACAAGAGCATCAGCATCATCACCTTTTTTACTTTGGAATGCTACCTTCTTTCCTTTATGAAATAATATAGTCCAAAGAAGGTACGATACTAGTTCCCATGTGGCCATCATCTGTCTTGACTTTAGAATAAACACCCAATGATGAGAAAGAAGGGCATCATCTAATTCATCCAAGTAGGGCCATGCTGGAAATTTCTTAATAGCATTCCCTGTTGTATCGTGTTCATCAAGAGTATAAACTAAATTCTTTCTGAACAATCTAAAGTCTTGTGCGTATATCTGTCGTAATGTTCCAATCTTAGATTCGGCTGACAATTCTTTTATTCTTTGTTCAGTAATTTCCATTGTTCATCTTCCGTGAACTGATATTGTTGTTGAACATTATCGTTACTTTTTCTACACATGGTAGATAAGCTAAAATTATTATGCAGCCCTAGTAATAAGTTTCCAAGTTGGTGAGGCTTTTGTGTTAGCATTAAGATAGGCATTGCCATTTGTACGATCCAAATAAAGTGATCCAATTTCAGCAAATCCAGCACCCGTTACTGCATCTGTTGGTACACCTGCACCCTGGAAAACACATACTTCTTTACTTAAACGAACATCTGCGTTAAGTATAGGTAAATCAGGATATTCTGAACCCCCATCATCGAATAAATCAACACCGTAAGTAAATCCAGACCCAGGTGTAGAATTTAATCCTTTTGCTTTAAATGCTGCATTGGCGATTGTTTGTGAACTATCTCCATCGAGAACAGCAACTACAGCCCCATCAACATCTGTTACTCCATCTGCTACAATTCCTAAAACTCCACCAGCAGGATATGTGGTAGACTTACTCCCAGTTATAGAAAATTTACCAGCAACACCAAAAAGATAATTACGAGTTTTGGTTAAAACATCACCAAGAAGATTTCCCATAATTACACCAATATGAGAAGTGTCTCCACTGGTAGAAGTACCAACACCAGAACTTACTTCCAAATCGGTTGCGACTGTTTGGTGAGAATTTTCATCTTCATATTTATCTGCTTTTTTGCCTGATATTCTATCATTAAGTGTTTTAAATATTTTAAAATAACTTGCCAATTTAATCTCCCCTTACTTTATTTTAATTGTTTGGTACTTTGCCTTCCAACATTTCACTCAATCGTGTTTGTAATTTTATATTTTCACCAGTAATTTGTTCAATAGTTATTTGTTGACGACCAATCAATGTTACTAATTCTTCTATTGTAACTTTTATCATTTTAATCTCCTATTATCCTAAAGCAAGTATGTCTGCTTTAAGTTCATCAAAAACTAGTTGTACATCTGGATCACCAAATATATTTCCATCTGGAATTTCGTTATTCAAAACTTTTGTTAACACTTCTCCATCAATAGTTTGGATAAAATTACCTTCTGGTTTAGAATAATGTAATTCATACTTACCATTATTTTTTTGTAAAACCACTTTTTCAGTAGCTTTATCTTGTGAATATTCATATAATGAATATGCCATAATCTCTCCTTTATTCCTGAATTAATGTCATTTCAAATTCAGGTGAATCATTAGCTGAAGTTAGAACATTTAATGCTCCACCGCTAGTTTGGTAAGCTATTAATTCAACATAATCATTGATAACAAGGTGATAAATTGTTGAAATACTTACGCTATGATTATTAGCACCTATATTCAAAACTTCATGTACATCAATATAGGTGGCTCCGTTTAACCTAACACCTATAAATCTTTGCCCTGTAGAATTGGAGGCATAAGCCATACCACCAGAGATAATATATTTTCCAGCATGATTAGCAGTTAATCTTGACGTGTTTGAGGATGTACTGTGTATATTATCAGTATCATATCTTTCAGAATCAAAAGTTATGGCAGTTAAAGTTGCGTTAGAGATAGATTCATTAGCTGAATTAAAAACCCTGGCCCCAATCTGACTTAAATCCTGCGGGTGTCTTATGGTACTCCCTGCAAATGATCTTATACCGGCCATTTGATCTTCCTCTCCTTATTCTTGCATTAAAGTCATTCCAAATTCAGGACTATAATTTCCTATAGTTTCTACATTCAAAGCTCCACCACTTGACTGTCTAGCAATACACTCAACATAATCTCCCACATCTAATTGATAAATTATAGTTGTAGTAAGAATCGTAACATTACTCGTAACAGCTTGGTCTCGATTATAACCTATAATAGTCGATCCATTAAGCTGAATAAAATTGTCTCGCAGACCAGTTGCATTTGAAGCATACCGTAAATTACTAAAAATAAGATATTTCCCTGCTCTTTGTGCAGTTAATCTTGAAGTATTAACAGATGTACTATGTATTCCATCAGTATCATACCGTTCAGTATTAAAAGTTATAACTGTGTTTGTATTATTAGCAACACTTTGGTCGGCAGTATCTCTAACTCTGCACCCGATCTGACTTAAATCCTGCGGGTGTCTTATGGTACTCCCTGATTTTGACAAAATCCCTGCCATAATTATCTCACCGCTAATAGTTGAATAGTAAGAGTATTTCCTGCCCCAACAGTTACTACATTATATCGCATATACTTTGAAGGAACATCGCTTGTGCTAATATATACTGGTTCAGTTGTAAGATCGGTTATCTGTGCAACCTGAACAAAGATTGTTCCATCGAATGATGCTTCAACCCGAACATCCACTGTGTTAGTTGCTCCTGCTGTTCTATCTACAATCATCGCAAGTTTACTCATTGGAGTTGTAGTCATATTAACTACTGTTCCAGCAGCATTAGTTGTGATACCAGTAGTAGACTGACTGAATGACATTCTTACTCTATTTATTGTAGTTGATCCATCAGTATTATCTATTTCATAAGAACCTATTACTCTATTTCCGTTTGGATTATCAGAACTAAATCCTTGAAGTCTTTGCCATTGTGATCCAGAACTATCAAAAAGCATAAGTGCTGATATGGTATTAATACTTATTGCAAAATTAGTATTCGCAAAGGTATCACTTGGGGTATCATCTGCACCTGTTACTCTTAAACTTCCATTTGAACTTATTCTTACTCTATCCCATGTAGCCCCGTCATAACCATAAACTCCAGTCCCTAATAATCCTACTAAAGCGTTATCCCCTACTTCCACCGTTCTTAATCTATCGAAATTTGTGCCATCAAATCCATACATTGCAGTAGCAGGAATATCAGTAGAACCTACAAAACCATCGCCTGAAGCAAGTCTTGCAGGTCTCCAAGACCCTGCGCCATCACTATAATGAACGCCATCAGCTAATACTCCATCATTGCCAGTGCCTACACCTAACGCTGCCCCATCTGTTCTAGCAAATCTTACGTTATTATAATTACCCGCTACCTGGTCATAAGCATACATAGCTGTTTGGGTTTTTGTTGATCCAAGAGCAAAAGTGGCAGTAGAAATATCATCACCAAAAGCCCCTGATCTGATTCTATCCCACGTAGTTCCATTGAATACTAAAAGAAAATCGGCTGTAGATAATTGAACAAAATTGTTGCTATTACCATCTGCTCCAAAATTGCCTGCGTGTAATCTAACCCATGTTGATCCTACTGATTCTGGCCCACCTGCCCATGCGTAAAGACCTTCTGCTAAAATTCCGTTAGTAGCAGTAGCCCCTACATCAGTTGTCTTTAATCTGTCCCAAGTAGCTCCATCCCATCCCATCAAGAATGATTGTGAAGGAACTGCA